TGGGTAATACCCGCGAAGCACTTCTTGAGCAAGCTAAGGTTGTTGTAGACTCTGAACTTAACGGCGCAAAGATAGCATATAAGGACGCATACGAAAGCGGTGATGCGGATCGTCTGTTATTAGCGCAGGAAGAGTTAACTAATGCTAAAATAAAGTCAGATAAGCTAGAAAACTTTAAATTACCGGCTTTACAGGAAGAAGAAACTCCTGTACAAATCAACCAAACACCAGCCCCGGCTCGTGATCCCAAAGCGGAAGAATGGGTAGCCAAGAACTCTTGGTTCCATACCGACGATGAGATGACTGCATATGCCATTGGGGTACATCAGAAATTGGTTAAAAACGGAGTTAATCCGCAAAGTGACGAATACTACGAGGCTATTGATGCCCGTATGCGAAAAGTATTCCCCGAAGAATTCGAGGGTCAGATAGTTGACGAACCTAAAACTAGACGACAGACAAATGTGGTTGCACCCGCTACGCGGAGCACAGCACCTAAAAAGGTGACACTAACGCAAACACAGGTAGCTCTTGCCAACAGGCTTGGAGTTCCACTTGAAGAATACGCCCGACAGGTTGCCCTAGAAATGAGGAAAGTATAATGGCTGATAACAGAATTAAACGTGACAGCGACACTCGTGAAACAAACACACGTAGACGCTCTTGGCAGCGCCCAGAGGTATTACCCTCACCTACGCCAGAAGCTGGATACGAATTTCACTGGGTACGTGTAGCCACGCAAGGTCAGGCAGATGCCACCAATGTTTCCTCGAAATTACGCGAAGGTTGGGAACCCGTTAAGGCTTCAGACCATCCTGAGATCACTATGGTTAATGTGGAGCATGAACGCTTTGCAGAAAACGTAGTTATCGGTGGGTTAATGCTATGTAAGGCTCCTTCGGAGTTGGTAGCAGAACGTACTGATTACTATAACAACCAGACAAGATCTCAGATGCAGTCTGTAGATAACAACCTGATGCGTGAAAATGATCCAAGAATGCCTATATTTAACGAGCGGAAAACAACCGTGTCGTTTGGTAAAGGCGGTTAAAACTTAATTTAGGAGTCCTATCATGGCTACTACTGCTGCACCTTACGGGCTAAAGCCTGTAAAACGCGCTGACGGTTTACCATACGCTGGCGCAACTTCTTCGTACCTAATCGACCCCGCTGGGGAAGGTACTAACATCTTTTATGGACAAGTAGTTCATATCGGTGCTGACGGGTACATTGCATTGTCAACAGCTACTGGTGCTGACGGCACTACTAACGCACTCCCTACTGGAACTACTTTAACTGGTTCTTTAGGTGTTTTCGTTGGTTGTTCGTACATCAACGCTCAAGGCCAACAAATCTACGGTCAATACTACCCAAGCGGCACCACTGGTGTCGTTGAGGCGTATGTTGTAGACGATCCAAACGTATTGTTCCAAGCTCAACTGGACGGCGCTGCTGACCAGTCTGACATCGGTGCTAACACGTTTTTCGCTGCTGTTCAGTCTACCTCTACTGGTTCTACCACTACAGGTAACTCTACTAGCGCGTTGGATGCTACTACCGTAACAACTACAGCGGCCTTCCGCATCGTAGCGGCTGTATCACCTATTGGTGACGCATTCCCAGATGTGTTGGTTAAAATTAACCCCGGATATAGCAGCATGACAAATGCTGTTGGCCTATAATTTAAGGAGCTGAATAATGGCTATTTCACGCGCCCAACTCCTCAAGGAGTTACTACCCGGACTTAACGCACTTTTCGGTATGGAATATGCGAAGTACGGTGAAGAACATAAAGAGATTTTTGAATCTGAAAGTTCTGATCGCTCCTTTGAGGAAGAAGTAAAATTGTCTGGTTTTGGTGCTGCCCCCGTTAAAAACGAAGGCTCTGCTATTGACTATGACAATGCACAAGAAGCATTCACTGCTCGTTACACTCACGAAACCATTGCTATGGGCTTCAGTGTCACTGAGGAAGCTATTGAAGATAACTTGTATGACTCTTTGTCATCTCGTTATACCAAGGCTCTCGCACGCGCTATGGCTTATACCAAGCAGGTTAAAGCTGCCACGATCCTAAATGGTGCCTTCTCTGGTACTACTTACGGTGACGGCAAAGCATTGTGTGTAACTGACCACCCATTAGTTGGTGGCGGCACTAACTCAAACCGTCCTGCTGTTGCTGCTGACCTTAACGAGACTTCTTTAGAAGCCGCCGTTATCCAGCTTGCTGGTTGGACTGATGAGCGTGGCCTGTTGATTGCTGCAAAGCCTCGTAAGCTAGTTATCCCACCTGCACTGCAATTCGTTGCAACTCGCTTGTTGGATACCGAAGGCCGCGTTGGCACTGCTGACAACGATCTGAACGCGATCCGTAACAACGGTTCAATTCCAGAAGGTTTCACAGTTAACCATTATCTGACTGATACAGATGCTTGGTTCTTAACTACTGACGTACCTAATGGCTTGAAGCACTTTGTCCGTACCCCAATGTCTACATCTATGGATGCTGACTTTGATACAGGCAACAGCCGTTACAAGGCTCGTGAGCGTTATTCGTTTGGCGTATCTGACCCACTTGGTATCTTCGGATCACCCGGTGCGTAAGACGCACTAGCGTTTATGCTGTATAAGAAGGGGGAACTTAGGTTCCCCTTTTTTTGTGTTGACTTGATACATTATAGGGTATACTTTCGGGCATACATCGGGAAACAATCCGGTGAATCTGACAGACCCGACTGACGATATGCAGACAGATTCACTTTACTCGCATATGAGGATTCTATAATGGCTAATACCACTTTTTCTGGCCCAGTCACTTCTACCGCTGGCTTTATCGGTGACATCATCGTCCCAACCTACACAGTTGCTAATGCTCCTTCCGCTGCTACAGCCGGTGCAGGAACACTTGTTTATGTATCCAATGGCGCAGCAGGCAGTGCAATTCTAGCCTTCTCTGACGGTACAAACTGGAAGCGTTCCGATACAGGTGCCACAATATCAGCGTCATAAGGACTAGGTTATGAGCAATCGTTTCACACCACCTTCTGATGAAGAGCTTGCTGCACGAGGTATTAACCCTGACGGCACCCCCATCAAAAAGGCGGCACCAAAATCAGTAGCGAAAAAAACTCCTACTAAAGAAGAAAAGGACTAATCATGTCTAATTCAGATGTACAAGCGAAGCGCATTACCTCGGCAGCATCATTAGCTGTCGGGCCTGCACGCATACGTCAGATACAAGTCTTAGTAGCTGGTACAGCGGGTCGTTTAACCATCACTGATGGTAGCGGTGGCCCAACTGTACTAGACCTAGATTTTGTTGCCTCAGAAACTCACTCGGTAAACATCCCTGATTGGGGTATTCGTTGCCAAGATGACGTTTTGATTACTGCGATGACTAATATCACCGCAATGACTGTATTCTACAGCTAGTATGCGTAGGTATTACAAAGCTGGGGGTAAGGTCGATAAGGCTAGTATGGCGTGCAATAAGCCACGTCGTACCCCTTCTCACCCTAAAAAATCCCACGTTGTAAAGGCGTGTGAGGGCGGCAAAGAGAAAGTAATACGCTACGGGGAGCAAGGTGCTAGTACCGCAGGTAAACCCAAAAAAGGTGAATCTGCTAGGATGAAAGCTAAACGCAAGTCGTTTAAAGCGCGTCATGCTAAGAATATAGCTAGAGGTAAGATGTCAGCGGCATACTGGGCAAATAGATCTAAATGGTAGTGAATAATGGCGTATCTACAGAGTAACATCCCGCATTTTAAATGTTGGGTGCGAAAGGAATACACACACAACCATGAGAAGTATCACGGCGAGTTTATTCACGCTATGGCTATTGCTGTTACGACCATGCCGACAAGATGTTTGAGCTTTCAGATGATATTTACTGGGGCTGAGACATATGACGACGATGAAGAGCCTAACGTACATGGCGGGGCCATATGGGCAAGAATGCCGATTACAGCGTTAGTAGGGGATACTCCATATGAAGAGTGGCCCGAACCAATGCCAGTATGGGCAGCACAGCCTTGGGATTGTTCGTCTAGGGATCATTCGGTGTATGTACTTGACAGAGCTACACCGTGCCCTTGGATGGCTAAGATAGACGGGGAGATGTACCCCGCAAAGTATATGTTCACAGTGGACTATACGGATAACGAGATTGCAGATGACCCTGCACAACATAAGCAGAGTCACGTTATGGAATTATTGAACGCTGGCCCGTATACAGGGAACATCGTTGCATTACCGAACAACCGAGTAAGGGTAAGTCACCCAGCTTGGTTTGAGATGGGGGAAGGTGCGCCAGACTTTAAACCGTCTCAGCACATACATTATAGTAAGTCCGATTTGGATTACACATTGGACGTTAATCAAGTATTTGACAATTTATACGCGGAGTAAAAGTCATGGGATTATTCGATATGTTCGGGAGAAAGCCCCGTACCGAAGGTAAAAAAGCTCGTAAAACAAGAGAGTTCAAAGAAGAATCTGAACGGCTACGTAAAGAAGCCTTGGCTAAAAAGCCCACTGCTACAAAGAAAAGTACCGCAGAAACCAAAAAAGCTAAGTTTTTAGCCGAGTCTGAACGCTTAAAGAAAGAAGCACTAGCTAAAAATAAAGCTAAGAAAAAAACTATTACAGATAAGCCGATGCCTAAACGACCCTCGGCTATTAGTCTGCAAAACGCGGCTACACCAAAGCCTACGCGCCCTGCAAAACCCGAAGTACCGCCTACAAGTAGGGTTAAGCCGCCTAAAGCAGACGCGGTTAAAACTAAAAATGACATGAAAGACCCCCCATCAGGGCTTGCTAATGTAACAGGTAAAGATAAAAAACCCGGAGTGCGGCGTAATGTCGGTACTGGTAGCGAAGAAAAAGCTAATGTTACGCGGGAACAGTTACAGAAAACTGGGTTATCGCTACGTGATTATCTGAACTTTATGGATAAGAACAAAAGACGACCTAATAAATCTGACGCAGCGGCGGCTAAAAAGCTGACAGCAGGATTCAAAGCGAAGAAAGCTAAGAAAATGATGGGTGGTGGTATGGCTATGAAGTCTAAGGGTTACTCTAAAGGCGGGGCCATGAAGACCAAGGGCTACAAGGCTGGCGGTAAGCTACCAATGGTTGAGAAGAACGGAGAGATGGTTCCTGCGTACGCTGCCGATGGTAAGGGTAAGATGATGACTGGTGGCCCAGTTAAAAAGATGAAGACCAAGGGCTACAAGAAAGGCGGTAAAGTCAGAGGCGCAGGTATTGCTCGTAAGGGTGTACGCCCAGCGAAGATGCGATGAGACGTTACTATAAGACAGGCGGGAAGATATGTTCTGAGGGTAAGGCTTGGGCCAAACGTACCTTTGATACATACCCGTCTGCTTATGCGAATATGGCTGCATCTAAGTACTGTAAAGACCCTAGTTATGCCAAGGGCAGTAAGAAGAAAAAGAAGAAGTAATGGGTGAGCTAAAGAAATGGCGTGACCAAAAATGGGTTCGTATCGACAGTAAAGGCAACATCGCTGGAGAGTGCGGTACGTCAAAGAATAAGAAGAACCCAGATCGTTGTTTGCCGCTGGCTAAAGCTAAGTCTCTAAGTAAAGCTCAACGCGCTGTTACGGCACGCAAGAAGAAAAAAGCTGGGGCTAGAGGGCAGCAGGTGGTAAGTAATACAAAAGCTGCTAAAGTCAGGAACGCTGCCGAGGGTGGTATGATACGGGCAAACCACAGAGGCTGTGGGGCAGTAATGAACAATAGACGTAAGAAAACTCTGTACGTATAGGAATAGAAGATGACTACATCTGGAACAACAGCATTTGACATGGATTTCACGGAGATCGCTGAAGAGGCGTGGGAACGTGCTGGTCGTGAAATGCGTTCTGGATATGACTTGCGTACTGCCAGACGCTCTATGAACTTGATGACTATTGAGTGGCAGAACCGTGGCATTAACATGTGGACGATTGACGAAGGTACTCTAGCCCTTACTGAAGGTACATCTGAGTACACACTGCCAGCCGATACCATTGACCTACTAGAACAACAGATACGTACAGGCAGTGGTAATGTAGCTACTCAGTCTGACCTTACTATCAGTCGTATCAGTGTAAGCACGTATGCGTCTATACCTAATAAGTTAACACAGGGTAGGCCGATTCAGGTTTATATAGAACGCCTACGAGATGCCCCTAAAATCAACGTGTGGCCCGTCCCAGACAACAATGACTACGTATTCTATTATTGGCGTATGCGCCGTATAGAGGACGCTGGAAGCGGTATACAGACCTCTGATATGAACTTTAGGTTCTTCCCATGCCTAGTAGCGGGACTAGCGTATTATATCGCTATGAAGATCCCAGAGCTTATGGCACGAGTGCCTATGCTGAAAGAAGCATACGAAGAGCAGTTTGCGTTAGCGGCTGGAGAAGATAGGGAGAAAGCGTCTCTACGGCTTGTACCGCGTGCAACTAGGGTTTAGTAATGTCGAACCGATTTGCATCAGCTAAAAAAGCCCTTGCGGAATGCGATGTTTGCGGGTTTCAGTACAAACTAAGAGAGCTAAAAAATTTAGTACGGAAAGGGAATAACACAAATATAAAGGCGTGCCCTTCATGCTGGAGTCCAGACCAACCGCAATTGAAGTTGGGTGAGTTTCCAGTAGACGATCCGCAGGCTATCAGAGATCCAAGACCCGACAGAAGTTTAGGGGTAGCGGGTATCAATAGCAGTAGACAGATACAGTGGGGTTGGAACCCTGTAGGGGTAGGAGACGACCCTTACAACCTAACTCCAAATGACTTGGTTGCCACAGGGCAGGTAGGTACAGTAACAGTAACAACAACTTAGAGATGTGACATGAAAGCACCAAAAGTGGTTAAAACCGTAGGACGGCCTACACCAGTAGAAGTAAAAGACGCACCTAAGCCTGATATGTCTGGCGTTAAAACTACCGGCATTAAAGTACGTGGTACTGGCGCAGCAACTAAAGGACTTATGGCCCGTGGGCCTATGGCGTAGATATGAACTACACTGAACTGAAAACAAACGTCCAAGACATCTGTGAGAACACGTTTACAGATGACCAGCTTGCTATGTTTACAGAACAGGCAGAGCAGAAGATCTATAACGCAGTTCAGATACCGGCGCTACGTAAGAACGTCACAGGAACAGTAACAGGCAGTAATACTTATTTGACTGTGCCGACAGACTTTCTCTACCCGTACAGCTTGGCGGTTGTAGATGGTGATGGTA